TGACGCTTTTTATGAGAGAGTTAGAACAGAAAAAGGCTGGCTCTTCCAAACCTTCAAAGCCCGAATTGGAAGTATTTGATTTTATGGTGAATAGAGTAAAAGAGAAAATTCAAAGAGGTATTCCTCGCGATGCGTCAATAGAAGAAGTATTGCAGGATGTAACATCTAGGGCGGTGATGGATCGAAAGCTAGCATCTGGCGAACTAGGCGGCAAAATTAAAATTACTCCTATAGGTGAATAATGCAGACAATTATAGGTTTGGGACAAGCCGGCTGTAATATAGCAGACAAGTTTTCCCAATACCCACAATATACGGTTTATAAGATTGATGTTGGTTTAGAGAAGAAACCGCGTCATTACGCAATGAAGCAGCAAGACCACCCAGAGCAATATGAGGCAAACTGCCCAAATTTAAGCAGGTTTTTTAAGGGGGTGAGCGACGACGAAATCTTGCTTATTACAAGCTGCGGGTTTGTGTCGGCTGCTTCATTGCGTATCCTTGAGGCGCTAAAAAAGAAAGGATGTAAAATTAATGTCCTATACATCAAGCCCGACACCTCTTTACTTCCTCAGTTAAAAGTTTTGAATGATAATGTTCTTTTCGGAGTGCTACAAGAATATGCTCGTTCAAATGTCTTCGAGAGGGTTTATCTAGTTGATAATACTGTTTTGGCCGAAACAATAGGAGACGTCCCTATTCGTGAGTATTATGATAGATTAAATGATATGATTGTCTCTACGGTGCATATGATTAATGTCTATAATCATTTAGAACCTGAGATATCTACCTTTGCTGAGCCCGTTCCTACTGCTAGGATTTCCACTCTCGGTTTGGCTAATTTTGAAAATGGTGAAGAAAATTTATTTTTTGATCTTGACGTTTCTCGCGAAAAGAGGTATTATTATGCTATACCCGAAGAGCAATTAAAAACAGACGGAACTTTAATGAAAAAGATCACAGAACAGCTTAAAAATAGTATTCAGTATGATAAAATGAAAGTGAGTTATGGGATCTATTCAACAAGCTATGATGTTCCGTATGTCTATTGCTTGGCGAATAGTTCTGTAGTACAAAATATGAATTTTAGACTTGACAAAGATTTAATTTAATGTAATAATATAATCAGCAGTGTGAGAGAGTTATCACATTGACTTTAACAAAGGAGAAAAATAATTATGGCACTTGATATGAAGAAAATGATGGAGCGCAAGAAGGCTCTAGAAAGTAAAGGGGGCAACAATCAATTTTGGCGTCCTCAAGATGGGGAACAGACAATCCGCATCGTACCAACAGCAGACGGCGATCCTTTCAAGGATTACTGGTTTCACTACAATCTTGGAAACAATCCCGGCTTTTTGAGCCCAAAGCGCAACTTCGGTGAAGATTGCCCACTTGACTCTTTTGTTCGTAACTTGTGGAACGGAAGCGATGAAGATAAACGAATGGCTAAGAAGCTTTCTGCTCGCCAACGTTTCTTTGCTCCGGTTCTTGTGCGAGGCGAAGAACAACTAGGCGTGCGAGTTTGGGGCTTTGGAAAGCAAGTTTATGAATCACTTTTGAATCTTGTTCTAAACCCAGAATACGGAGATATCACAGATCCCGATTCAGGAACAGATCTCGTCCTAACATACGGGAAGCCAGCAGGCGCTTCCTTCCCGCAGACCAACCTCACCCCACGCCGTCGGAGTTCCCCGCTTTGTGACGACGGCCCTGAGCGTTGTGCAGAACTTCTGGAA